ACCCCCGCCCCAGGTTCAGCGGAGTCATTGAGACTCCATCTCAGCCGTTCATTAAATGGACACGTGTACAATCAGGATCTGTGATTCGTGAAGCGAATCTGACGGAAGATTGTACACTTTATCTCTTCACGCGTTTTGAAGCTACTGTTGATTATGCAAGTGGACGATGGTCCCCACATATATATTTAAAACGACAACAGCTGTATACAGCTGTATTGATGTGACGTATATAATTAAATAATTATTTAATTATGAGGATTGTCCTGCACGCTTATGTTGTCGTCTATAAAACCTTCTCTACTGAAGAACCTGTCTCTGAATTTACTTTCTCTCTCTTCTGTGTAGAAGAGAGATAAGCAGGTTATGGAATGTAGGTTCTTCATCTCTATTATTTTATTCGTCGTGCTGCTGAATCCTTCTCTGATAATTAATATGGTTCTCGGGTATGTTCTTGGCTCTTTATTCAGAAGTAATTATTCCAGATTAAAGAAGTTACTGTCAGGTAATAAGAACGAGAACCGCGAAGAAGAAGACGAACATATATCCCAGATGAAGAATCCGTTCGAGGATGCTGAATCAGATGTATTGCAACATCTAAAGACTCTGGGTCTGGAAACAAAGGTTGAAGGCGATGATCTTGAATATTTACAGCGATTGTGGGAATCTATGAGTAGTAAGAAATAAATATGTTTACCCAAGTAATTGTAAATAGGTAATAACAGCTCACGTCATGCTTCATTCCTATTGGTCAGTCTATTGGGCCTTGAGAGCAATTGGGCCTATTAAGCCCATTAAGTCAGTCAGATATATTGTATTTGTAATATTGTTAATTAGTCAATAAATATTAATCATTTTTCATTTACTCCGCGTAGCGGTATGTTAAATATTTTATTGCCATATATACCCTTCATTAATGAAGGGGTAATGTCTATTTTGCCCTTGTGACGTCATTTGATCCCGTGCTGAGCTGGGGCGGGGCTTAGTATT